AGATGAAAGTGAAGAGCAAAGAAGAGAGACAGAAAAGATTCTTCGTAACTTAATTGGTACATCTGAAGATTTTCTTTATACATCTTTTGCTTCTCAAGGTGAGATGAATACATTTATTAAGGAAAAAACAAGTGCTAGAAAAAATGTATTATCTAAATTTTTAAACTTAGACATTTATGATATGTTAAGTAAAGAATCTAAAGATGATTACATTGTTTTGAAAAATAAAGTTAAAAACTTAAGTGAAAAAAGTTGGGATGATTTAATACAAAATAATATTAAAGAAATATCTCAAATTAAAAGTAATCTAAGACTTTTAGAGGAAAAAAGTGAAGAGTTAAGAAAAAAAGAAGTAGATATTAATATACAATTAGATAGAATATCTAAAAATACTAAAAAACATCCTTCAGGTTATACTAAGACTTCTGCAGAAAGCGAGCTAATTTATTACATTTCAAAACTAGAAAAGCTAGGAAACGAAAAAACAGACCTAGAAAACAAATTAGAAAGCAATAAAGAAGCACTTGGAAAATTTACGTTATTTAAAGAAAAATATCCAATTGACAGTCTAAATAACGATAAAGAAAAATTAAACGTTTTAAATAAAAAATTACAAACCTTAAAAAGTCATAAAAAAGTAATAAACGTTTCTGCTAGAAATGCAAAAGATCAACTTAGGATTTTAGATCAAGTGCCTTGTGGAGACGAATATCCTACATGTAAGTTTATAAAAAATGCTCATAGTTCTAAAGGCGAAATTGAAGATATTAATAAACAGCTTAAAGAAGTAGAAGGTTCTATCTTCGAATATCAGAGTTTAATTGAAAACTTAATACACGAAGGTATTGAAGAAAAAATAAAAAAATATAACGACATTTTGGCAAAAGAATACAGATATCAAGTTGATCAAAAATCATTAATTGCAAAAATAGAAGCTTCTGAAGAAAAAATAAATGCAAACGTAGAAAATATTAAAAAATTCAAAGCTTTATCTGCAGAACTAGAAGATTTCAATAGTGAAGATTTAATCATAAAAGAAAAAGAAATTAAAACAGAATTAAAAGAGAATAGCGAGAATATAAGCAATAATAAACACGAGCTGTTTAAAAATCAAAAAATCATTTTTGTATTAGAAGAAGAAATAGTCTCCCTAGAGAAAGAAAAAGAAGAATATTCAAAATTAAACAAAGAGTATAAACTTCATGACTTGTTTTCTCTAGCTGTTTCTAAAAAAGGTATTCCCACAATGCTTATTAATTCTTGCCTTCCTTTAATTAATAAGGAAATATCTGATATTCTTAGCGGTGTTACTAATTTTAAAATTGAGATTGATGAAGATGAAAAAGGTAATAACTTAGATGTTTTTATTGACTACGGAGATTCTAGACGAGTAATTGAATGTGCAAGTGGTATGGAGAAGATGATGGCATCTATTGCAATCCGGGTTGCTCTAATTAACATATCTTCTCTTCCTAAGTCTGACGTCTTTATAATAGATGAAGGTTTTGGTGCATTAGACTCTTCAAATATAGAAGCTTGTGGTAGATTACTAAGTAGTTTAAAAAAATATTTTAAGTCTATAATGATAATATCACATATCGATGGAATTAAAGATATTGTTGATAAAAATATTGAAATAAGTATCAAAGGTAAAGACTCACATGTTCGATTTGAATGAAGGATGGCAGAAGATTGATAATGAAACTGAAGAAAAAATACAGGGCACTACAAGATTTATCAGACCTATTGTTTTTGATTTTTGTCCTATTAGTTGTAATTCTTGCAAGCAGTCGATTGCAACGATTGAAGATGTTGAAATGATGAAAAAAGAAAAAGTTTGTGAGCAATGCTATGAAATGTTTTATTATACAAATAAAGATAAATGGAACAAAGGATGGCGTCCTAAATTAAAAACTATAGATAATTAATATTTATTTCTATACAAAAGGTTGAAATATGGAATACGATTTAATAACAAAGCTTGGAAACTGCATTGATAATGTTTATAACAACTATGCAGAGTCTAGTGATAGAAGAACAGTTGCAAAAGTTCAAGATGATCATCTTATAATTGAATATAGAACTATTTTAAGAGTTGCAAAGGATTGCGAACTTGAAATGCAAATGAATTTAGTGAAATCTGAGTCTAAACAAATGATTGAGTCTAGACTTAGAACAATTAAAGAAATATTTAAAGAAAGTGCAGGAAGAGGATTAAAAGTTAAAAAAGTCACAGACTATGACAATATAGAGACATTAACAGTAAGTCCGTATAATCCATTAAGAACTCTTAAATACACATTTTCAGTAGGTTATGAGGTCTCCTGAAAATGGCACAAAGATTATCTAGAAATGGACAAATAAACGAAATTATAAAATGTGGTAAAGACCCAGTTTATTTTATGAACAGGTATCTAAAGATTCAACATCCTGTGAAAGGCTTGATACCTTTTAAAACGTTTCCTTTTCAAGATGATTGTGTTAAAGAATTTAATGATCATAGATTTAATATAATTCTAAAGTCTAGACAGCTAGGTTTATCAACGTTAGCTGCTGCTTATGCAGTTTGGCAAGCAATATTCTATAAAGAAAAAAATATTCTTATTATTGCTACAAAACTTGCAGTTGCACAAAACTTTATAAGAAAAGTAAAGACTTATATGAAGTCTATGCCTAAGTGGCTATTAGTTCCAACAGTTACAGCAAACAATAAGCAGCAAGTTGAATTTTCAAACGGTTCACAAATAAAAGCAGTACCGACATCAGAAGATGCAGGTCGTTCTGAAGCATTATCATTATTAATTGTTGATGAAGCTGCTTTTGTTAGAAACTTTGACGAATTATGGATGGGTTTATATCCTACTCTGTCTACTGGTGGGCGTGCTATTCTATTATCTACTCCAAATGGTGTAGGTGGTCAATATCATGAAATATACACTAAAGCAGAACGCAAAGAAAACAAGTTTAACAATATAAAGCTAATGTGGGATGTTCACCCTGAAAGAGGCGATGAGTGGTTCAATAGAGAAACTAAGAATATGTCGCAAAAACAAGTTGCACAAGAGCTTCTTTGTGACTTTGCATCTTCAGGAGATACATTTTTAACAGCTGAAGTATTAGAAAAAATAAGACTAACAACTAAGTCGCCTATTGAAAAAAGTGGTCCTGAATATAATGTTTGGTATTGGGAATATCCAATTGAAGGTGTTAATTATATTTGTTCTGCAGATATTGCAAGAGGTGACAGCGGTGATTATTCTGCTTTCCATATTATAAACACTAAAGATAATTCTATAGCAGTAGAATATAAAGGTAAAATACCGCCAGATCATTTTGCTTCATTAATATATGATGTATCTAGAAGATTTAATTCTGCAGTTATTTGTCCAGAGAATAATGCATATGGGTACTCTGTTTTAACAAAACTTCAAGACTTATCATATAAAAATATTTATTTCTCTTCTGAAAAAGAAAAATACAAGTTTTTATATGGAGATGGCTCAAATATAGGAAAAGCTGGATTTAATACAAACAAAGACAGTAAAGAGAAAATTCTTGCAAATTTTGAAGAATCTTTAAGGAATAATAGACTTAAAACTTATTCTCAAAGGCTTTTCGAAGAGTTAAAAACATTTGTCTGGAACGGCAAAAAAGTTGGTGCAATGAAAGGATATAATGATGACCTTATTATGTCACTTGCAATAGGCTGTTGGCTTACAGATAGCAATTCAAATACTTATAATGTTGAGCAAATTAAGCAAGCAGATTCTTTATTAAAAGGAATGGAAGTTAACAATACACAAGCAAAAGATACAATAATATCACCTTTTTATACAAACAAACATAACGTAGTAAATCCTTTTGTACCTGTTTTTATGTCTAACAACAAATTTTCAGGAAAAGAAATTACAAAATCAAATCCTCTAGGTGACTTATCCTGGCTAATAGGGAAATAATAGATGGCACAAGAATCAAATTCGACTTTATTTAAAAAATTAACAGATCTTTTTAGATCTGGTCCTGTTGTAAGAAGAAAAGTAAAGAAATTCAAAGGAAACAGTACTTCTAAATCTTCACTTGAAATCTTTAAAAAAGCTCATAGTGATGTATATAACAGTACACTGTCAGCTTACGGATCTTATGACAGAATGGCAAGATACTCAGACTTTTCAGAAATGGAAGCTACTCCTGAAATTAACTCTGCGTTAGACATTTATTCAGAAGAATGCGTCTCACCAGATGTTGATGGTCAAGTATTACATATCAGTTCAGATAACAGAATGATTAAACAAATCTTAGAAGAACTTTTTTATGATGTACTTAATGTTGACTTTAATCTAGTAATGTGGATTAGAAACCTCTGTAAGTACGGAGACTTTTTTCTGTTTAATGATATTCACCCAGAGTATGGTGTTATTAATTGTTTTCCAATTCCTATTGCTGAGATTGAACGTGAAGAAGGATTTGATCCAGACGATCCAGCTGCAGCGAGATTTAGATGGGTAACACAAGGTAATAGAGTCCTAGAAAATTGGCAAGTATCACATTTTAGACTTTTAGGCAGCGACGCATTTTTACCATACGGCTCTTCGGTTTTAGAAGGTGCTAGACGTATTTGGCGTCAATTAATTCTTATTGAAGATGCAATGCTTGTTTATAGAGTTATTCGCTCTCCAGAAAGACGTGTATTTTACATTGACGTTGGTAATATACCACCAGAAAATGTTGCAGACTATTTAGAGCAAGCACAGACATCTCTTAAAAGAAATGCAGTTGTAGATAAAACAACTGGACAAGTAGACTTAAGATATAATCCACTTTCAGTAGATGAAGACTATTTCTTGCCTGTTCGTGGCGGTGATACTGGTACTCGTATTGATACTTTAGCAGGTGGTTCAAACACAACTGCAATTGAAGATGTAGAATATATCCAGAAAAAACTTTTTGCTGCTCTTAAAATCCCTAAAGCATATCTAGGATATGATGAAGATATTGGAGCTAAGGCTACATTAGCGCAAGAAGATATTAGATTTAGTCGTACAATTCAAAGAATTCAAAAGACTATTATTTCTGAGTTAAACAAAGTTGCAATGATTCATCTTTATACGCATGGTTACTCTGAAGAAGATTTGATGCATTTTGAATTAAAGCTTAGTAATCCTTCTTCTATTGCACAACAGCAAAAACTAGAATTAATTAGAACTAAATTTGAAATATCAGGATCTGCACCAGAAGGTTTATTAGATAGAGAATGGATTAGAAAAAATATTTTAGACTTAAATGATGATGAAATTGAAAGAATCGAAAGAGGAAAAGAGAAAGATAAACTTAGAGACATGGAGTTAGAAGGTGTACAATTACCTAACGATAATCCATTTAGTTTTGGAGATGAAAGCGAAGCTGGTAATGACGATAGTGGAGGTGGTGATGATAGTGGTGGCCTAGGAGGTGGAGACGAAGGAGGAGGTGATAGTGGTGGAGACGAAGGAGGAGGAGGTGGTCTTGAAGGATTATTTGCAGGCGAAATAAAAAATGGAAAGATAATGTCTGAAGAAGAGCTTTCTGAGTATGATGAATTAATTGAAGAGCTAGATGAAGTCGACGAAGACAAGAAAAATGAAATAGGTGAATCAGGCGCTAAAGTTTCAAAAGAAGGTAGTAGAGGTTCTTATAAAACAAAGTCTACAGGTAATAAAACTCACTATAATACTTCAACACATCAAGGATCTTTAACAGCAGGCAAGCCAATTACAGTTAAAGACTTAATGGATAGTGTTATGCCTCAAAGTCCAGTTGTAGACAGCTTTATTACTAAGAAACTCGGGTATAGAATGTCTAAGTCTCTTGACAGTATGTCTAAACAATTAAATATTAACAGTAGTAAACCTAAAATGTTGAACGAAAGTGACATACTTATAGATGATGATATTTTTGAAAATGAGGAATAAAAATGGCAAAAGTGCATAATAAAAAGAGAAATATCGGCATTATTTATGAGCAAATTATACAATTTGTGTGTAAAAAAATCATGGAAAATGACGAAGTCACTTCTGAAAAAGCCATCAAAATCATTAAAGAGCATTTTGCTGACGGAACACAATTGAGTAAAGAGTATAAACTTTTTAAAGCACTTTCAGACACGAAAGATGTGTCTGGACATCTTGCTAATTCAATTATCTTTGAAGCAAAAAAAGCATGCAATAATATGTTTGATGGAAAAAAACTTGAAAGAGAAAAAAGTAAACTGATTAAAAATCTTAATTACTCTTTTGGAAAAGGTGAGATCTTTAAAGAAAACGTTAAAAACTATAGAATCTATGCTACAGTTCAGACTCTATTAAACGAATGGCGAGATCCAGAAAATGCAAGCTTTGACTTGACAACAAAATATGAAATCAAACTTCATGAAAGTTTAACACAAAAAGCTGAAATATTGCAAGAAGTAAAAGATATCCCAAGAGTTGATAACTTAACTTATAGTTTAATGAACAATATTTTTGAAAAGAAGTATAGTAATCTTTTAAATAAAAGTCAAAACAGACTTTTAAGTTGTTATGCAAAAAATGACAAAGAGTCTTTGATAGAAAGCTTTTCTACTTTAAAAGAAGAAACGTTAAGTTATTTAAATGATTATATTTCTAATGCTGATAATAAAATTATTTTAGAAAAATATAAAATAGTAAAACAAAATATTACAAACGTCTCTACTGAAAATACCTCTAGAGATAATTTGCAAAGATACTTAACTATTGCAAAACTTAAAGAAGAATTATTAGGAGGCGAGTAATGAATACTCCAAGGCTGATTACAGAGTGGACAAATTTTGAATACGACCCAAGCTTAATTAAAGAACAAAAAGCAATGGGTAAACCTATGATGATGAAAGGAATTTTGCAAAAAGCAGAAACTTTAAATCAAAATGGCCGTGTTTATCCAAAAATTATTCTTGAAAGAGAAATTAGAAACTATCAAAAATTTATTAAAGAAAATAGAGCTTTAGGTGAATTAGATCATCCAGATTCTTCTGTTGTTGAACTAAAAAATTCATCTCACATTATCAGAGAAGCTCATATAGAAGGAAACATTGTTTATGGCACAGTTGAGATTCTCAACACACCTAGCGGGAAGATTTTGCAATCTTTAGTTGAAAGTGGTGTGACTTTAGGTATTTCTTCACGTGGTGTAGGCAGTACTAAAACACAAGGTAATATGCAAATTGTACAAGATGACTTTCAGCTTATTTGTTGGGACTTTGTAAGTGAGCCTTCAACTCCTGGTGCTTTTATGATGAAAGAAGGAAAAGAAGTAACACCTCAATTTATAAACGAAGTTTTTAACAAATCAGACAGAATAGATAGAATATTTAATGACATATTGGAGTGGAAGTAATGGCAATATCACATATACCAGGATCAATCGGACATAACTTTGTACCAGAATATCAAATTAGTGCTGTACCAAGAGTTGTCGACATATCAGTTTCAACTAAAGTAATAGTTAGAAAGTCTGATGGTTTGATTGTAGGAACTGCACCTGCTGGAGCTGCAGGGCAAGCTGTAACTTTAAATTCAAGCGGGACAGCAATTGGCGCAGCTGTAATTTTTGCTAATGTAGGCTCTCAAGTTGATGATGCATTACATGCAGGAGGCGCTTTTGTTTCTTTAAAAGTTGTAAAATTAGATAAAGTTTCACAATGGATTCAAGTGCAAAGTCCAGAAAATTCTGCTATGAGTTTAGCATTTTCTAGAAAAGATGCTGCAAATGGAAATCTAGTTGTTATAAATCAAGATACTAATTCATATCCACTTAGATTAAGATGTGTCAACATATATTTGCCAGATACAACAACTGCAGGAATAATTTTAGCAGGTCTTACTGTAATAGATAGAAAAGAATTTGATAATATAGTTGAAAAGTTTAGTGGCGACGATATTACAGTCAGCGTATAGGAAAAACAATGGCAAAAGTAACAAAAGAATTATTAAAGGAAATAGTAAAAGAGTGTCTTGTTGAGATTCTTGCAGAAGGTATAACAGGCGGAAATGTTGAATCGTTAAGTGAAAGCATTGAAACACATATACCTCAAAAAAGACAGAAAAGAAGTGCACAGTCTCGTTTAATGAAAAACATACTTCCTCCAAAAGAAAAAGTAAGAAATGAAAGTTTTGAAAAGAAGTTAAATGAAACTATTTCTCAAACAACAAAAGACCCAGTAATGGCTGCAATTTTAGCAGACACAGCGAAAACTACATTACAAGAACAGAATGGTGCAGACTCAGCAAATAGATTTGCTGCGAGACCAACTGATGATGCATCACAA